CACCCAACTTAATCCATTCACTCGATGCTTCCTTGCTCCACTTCAGCGCATTGGCTTTCAATGCACCGATCGCTCTCATTCATGATTCTGTATTGTGTCGTGCTACCGACATGTCTTCTCTCAGTGCAATTGTACGAGAGACATATATGCACCTCTTTGCCGAACACAATTACTTGCAAGACTTCGCTGACCAGATAGGCGCGGAGACTGACCCACCGATTATTGGAGATCTAGAACCTAGCTCCGTAATTGATTCCACTTATTTTTTTTGCTAATGCCACGTCAAATCCACAAAACCGCACAGCCTGTAGTCCTTGAAGGATACCAAGCTGTACTGAAACCAAGCAAGTTTGGTTATTCACTTGCTGCTCTAGTTGATCAATCAATGGTTGATGCGCTGGAGGATGATAGAGTTGAGTCCATTAAATGGGCTGAATCTAAATTGAAGAATCCCAAACGTTCTACTCTTAAGCCTGAACCTTGGGAAGAAGTTACTGAAGGACAATACAAAGTTAAATTCTCTTGGAATGAAGAAGCACGACCACCTGTTGTGGATACTGAAGGGACAATTATTTCTGATGACAATACACCTATGTATGCTGGTAGTCGTGTTAATCTTGCGTTCTATCAGAAGCCGTATATCCTCCGTGATGGAGTTACGTATGGCACAAGCCTTAAATTGCTTGGTGTACAATTGGTGTCTCTCAATACAGCAGCTGGTGTAGATACTGGTGATATGTCTGCAGAGAACGTTGCAGCACTCTTTGGTAAGACTGAAGGGTTCAAGGCTAGTGAGCCTAATGTAACACCCACTGAAACTGCTGAACAGGATGACTTCTGATGATTGATTTTAACGTTGAAAAAGATGCAGCCACAGGGCTGTACAAAGGAACATTAACTGTTAACTTACCTGAACTTACTGCAGTTCGTTACAAAGCTGACCGCAACGATTTCAAATATGAAATGCGTAGTGCAATTGGCGATATTGTATCGGAGATTATTGAGAAAGGGATTGATGATTAATGGCTTTCCGATCAGGTCTCGAAGAACGAGTTGCTGATCTTATGTGTGAGTTGGGTGTTAAATATGAATATGAATCTACTAAGGTTCCATACATCATCCAACATATCTACACTCCTGATTTTTTATTACCGAATTCCGTATATTTAGAATGTAAAGGATATTGGGAGCCTGAAGACAGACGTAAGATCAAGAACGTAAAAGAACAACACCCTGAGCTTGATTTACGTATGGTCTTTCAAGCACCCTACAATAAAATTAGTAAAGGATCAAAGACGACATACGCTAAATGGTGTGACAAACATAACATACCGTGGACATCATTCCACAATATCCCAATCGACTGGTTCCTCTGAGTTTGTAAGACATGCACCATGTAATAGTTGTGGCTCATCTGATGGTAATAGTATTTATACAGATGGCCATGGCTATTGTTTTGTATGCCATACTTACACTGATGGACAAGAAATAACAACACACATTCACACTAACTCTATTGTGCAGATCAAAGGCTCAGCCGAACGGCTGCAGAAACGCAAGATCAGTCAGAAAACTTGTGAAAAATTTAAAGTGTATCGTGATGGGGACAAGCTAAGGTTTTACTATCATGATCCATCTGGCATTGTAAAAGGTGCTAAGATAAAAACCAAAGACAAACAATTTACTTACGAAGGAGAGTCACCTGGTACATTCTTTGGCCAACATTTATGGGGTAGCAGTGGTAAGCGCATAATCATCACAGAAGGTGAACTTGATTGTGTGTCTTATGCAGAGCTATTTCCAACTTGGCCAGTGGTATCACTACCCAGTGGTGCTGCGGGAGCCAAGAAAGCGATTCAAAAAAACCTGGAGTTCCTTCAAGGTTACAGCGAGATCGTACTTTGGTTTGATGCGGATGAAGCCGGTCAAAAGGCTTCTGAAGAGGCTGCAGGTGTACTACCACCTGGAAGAGCTTTCATCGCCCGTCTAGAGGCTTACAAAGACCTTTCAGACGCTTTACAAGCTAACGATCACAAGGCTATCGATGATGCATTCTTTAAACGTAAGGAATTCAGACCTGATGGTATTGTAGATGCTAGATCTTTACTTGAATTAGTTACCACACCACAACCACCAGCTGATTATGACTATCCATTTCAAGGACTTCAATCAAAGCTTCACGGGATTCGGCGCGGAGAACTTGTCACTATTACTTCAGGATCAGGCCAAGGGAAGTCGTCCGTCTGTCGAGACTTGGCTGCTCACTTGTTATCGAACGGAGAGCGGGTTGGATACTTGGCACTTGAAGAGTCAAACCGCCGTACAGCTTTAGGGTTGATGTCTGCTGCTGTAGGCAAGAACCTAGCATTAGGTGAACATACTCATGATGAACTTACAGAAGCATTTGACTCAAGTATTAATAAATGGAACCTTTATCTTTTTGATGGGTTTGGTAGTTTTGATCCTGATATTATTTACAACAGGATAGAATACCTAGCTTCAGGACTTGATTGTAAGATTATCTTTCTTGATCACCTATCCATTCTTATGAGTGGACTTGATGGGGATGAAAGACGGATGATAGACCAAACTATGACACGGTTACGTTCACTTGTTGAACGCACTGGCATTGTATTATTTTTAGTATCACATTTAAAACGGGGATCATCCGATCAAAACCATGAAGAAGGTGCACGTGTTACACTCGGACAACTTAGAGGAAGTGCGGCAATCGCTCAACTTAGCGATGCAGTTATTGGACTCGAAAGAAATCAACAGAGTGAAACTAAACACTCTGATACAGTTGTTAGAGTTCTCAAGAATCGCTACTCTGGGGAAACAGGCATTGCTTGTAGATTAAATTATGACTTATCCACTTGTAAATTCAATGAAACCACAGCACCAGCAGAGTTTGACGCAACAACAGATTTCTGATTATGAAGCTATGAACGAAGAGTTTATTAAAGAAGGTACAGAATTTCGTATTGATTTATCAATGCATAGACCTAACCCTCCTAGTGCAGAGGCAATCAAACGTGCACAATTTGTAGACAAAACTTACCACTGGAACAATGCTGATCTTCGATCTGGAGACAAACGGCCTTCTAAATGATGCTACCAAAATCCACTGTCTTTGCATTTATGACACCAACACTGAGAAAACGATGGTCTTTAATGATCAATCGTTTACGTCAGCTACAGAAAGACCAGCATCGGAACCTATCGTTCGCGGTATCCAATACCTCGAAGACGCTGATTATATTGTCGGTCATAACATTATTAATTATGACCTTAGTATCATCACTAAGTTTTATCCATGGTTTAGACGTATTGGTGATTGCTTGGATACTCTTTTGCTTAGCCGTCTTTATCACCCGAACCTGATAGAGATTGATAAACAAAAGACTTGGGATGGTATGCCACTCAAATTGTATGGATCGCATTCACTAGCTGCTTGGGGTTATCGTCTCAACGAAGCTAAAGGTGATTACTGCAAGGACACAGATTGGCAAGAATGGTCACCAGAAATGGAAGACTACATGATACAAGACGTTACTGTTACAAGAAAACTTTGGACACACTTCCAACCATACCTAAATGGATTACGCTAGAACATGAGGCAGCAGAAATCCTCACCAAACAAGAACTACATGGATGGTACTTTGATGAACGCTCTGCATGGCAACTTGCATCAACTCTCAGACAAGAGCTTGAAGAAACTTATCAACTATTACGTGACAGGCATCCTTACGTTGCCGGACCAGTATTTACTCCTAAACGAGATAATCGGACCCAAGGCTATGTCAAAGACGCTCCACTTACACGCCTTAAAGAACTAAATCCTACATCACGAGATCATATAGCATGGATCCTGCAAACATTTCATGGCTGGAATCCCACCCAGAAGACACCTACTGGGAAGCCTATCATAGACGAACCGATACTGAAGGAGATAGGGAGCCAGACTGCCCTTGCATTCCTGCAGATTTTGACGATAACGAAGATGCTTGGAATGATATCCGAAGGCGCGAACGCTTGGCTGAAGCTATCTACGACTGCTAATAGGATTCATCATCATTGTTCTGTTGCTACGTCAACTTTTAGATGTGCACATCGAAACCCAAATTTAGCTCAAGTACCTAGTGATCCACGATTTAGAGAACTTTTCTTACCATCTCCGGGTCAAGTCATGGTCGCTGCTGATTTGTCTGGGATTGAGTTACGTATGTTGTCTCATTTCCTTGCCAGATATGATGATGGACGATATGCAGACATCCTACTTAACGGAGACATCCATCAAGTAAATGCTGACAAGATAGGAATATCTAGGAAGCTTGTAAAAACCGTAACGTATGCTTTCCTGTACGGCGCAGGTGACGAAAAAATTGGACACAGCTATGACAAACTTCTTTCATCCACGCAAGCCAAGAAAAAAGGTAAGGAAATCAGAGCGGCATATATTGACGCGATTGATGGACTCGATAAACTCCTGGCATCTATCAAGACAGCTTCAGAAAGAGGATTTATCAAAGCTATCGATGGTAGAAAAATTATGGTGGATAGCCCACATAAAGCGTTAAACTACTGCTTACAGGGTAATTCAGCCATCCTGGCAAAGCGTTGGATGGTAATCAACCAACAAAACATTAAAGAATTAAATTTATGTTGTTCTCAACTAGCCTTTATACATGACGAATTGCAATTCGAGTGTTCCCCTGAACAGACAGCTGACTTATCAACATCCTTGGTATTTAGCAGTCTCGCAGCTGGAGAATACTACAACCTCAGAATCAGAATCGACGCCGAAGCAAAAACCGGAAACAACTGGAGTGAAACCCACTAATGAGAAGTAAGTCAATGATGGGAGTACAAACCGTAGTTCCATTTACATCAAAGAAAACCCGTCAGGGTAACGGTTTACATAGTAAGCCACGTAAAGGTAAGAAGAAATATAGAGGCCAAGGTAAATGAAGTTATTTGTTGACGCAGATTACATCGTTTACAAGGCTTGCGCTGGTGCAGAGTCTGACCTAGACTTTGGTGATGATGTAATTGTAGTTGTCAGCAGATTTAGTGAAGCATACGTAGCAGTTAAACGTGAACTTAATAAAATTAAAAATAAGTTCATGTGGGATGTACCAGAAATTGTTCTGTTCTTTAGTGATAGCTCTAACTTTCGTAAAGAAATCATGTCAGCTTACAAAGGGCATCGTAATCGTAAGAAACCTTGTGGATACAAACGTGTCATCAATGCTCTAAAAGATGAGTACGAAGTAGTAATACTACCGACTCTTGAAGCTGATGATAGTATGGGTATTTACGCTACCAAATATCCTGGTAATGTTATCGTAAGTCCAGACAAGGACATGCGACAGATACCTGGAAGGCTCTACAACATGGATGAAACCGTGAATGTGGAAGAGGCAGAAGGACAACGCTGGCACCTTATACAGACGCTTGCAGGTGACCAGACAGACGGCTACAGCGGTGTACCAGGAATAGGAATCAAACGAGCTGTCGCTTTGTTTGAAGATAAAGGTTATACTTGGAAAACAGTTGTTGATGCATTTGCTGAGAAGGATCTTAGTGAAGACATTGCACTACAAAACGCAAGACTTGCAAAAATCCTTACTACAAATGATTATGACTGGAGAGCAAAACAACCCATCCTTTTTACCCCCTCCTCCGATTATAGAGTTGACAGTGGAACAGGACTTCAAGATAAGAAGACTTGAGGACCTACTACCTAAAGCTGATAAGACAGATATTATTACATTGTTCATGGCGTTACAACGTCAGAACTTTGCACTTGCTAACACCGTATCTAACCTAGTCAAAAAATGGCCCAATCACCTGAACACTACGGAAACAACTGGGAAGTAGGAGACTTCATCGTTAATCAGAACCTCAGTTTCTTTCAAGCCAACGCTGTTAAATACATCTGCCGTTGTGAATACAAAGGAGACAAAAGAAAAGACCTAGCCAAAGCAATTCACTATCTACAACATGAACTCGACAAAACCCAATCAGACTGGGACAACACTATTGAATCAGGCAAAAGAGTTCCGGGACGCTTATTCGGTGGTCAATTCACCGAATGGGACTCTGACTCAGAAATCTTTGATCGATGAAGAATGGTCAGAGTTTCATGAAGCCTTTCATTTTAAAGATGAACACGAACAACTAAAAGAGCTTTGTGATCTTGTCTATGTGTGTTATCAGTTTGCTGCTAACAACGGTTGGGATCTAGATGAAGCTATGGATCGTGTCCATAAATCGAACATGTCCAAACTAGATGAGAATGGACAACCTATTTACCGCGCAGACGGTAAGGTCTTAAAAGGACCAAACTACAAACCTCCAAACCTAACTGATCTACTCAATGTCTAATTATATCGCACGTACAGGACGTGTTCAATCATGGATCGATGATCCTACACATCGCTTACCAGTCAGCTGTACGGTCTACACCGTAGAGAATGAGATGGAGGGGCCAAATGGTATCGAAGCGAGCTGGAGGTTTGCCTCACACGCTCTCAGGTATGGTGCAGGTTGTGCTATTCATCTCTCTAAACTTGATCCTAAAGGTTACACAAGAGAGTCAGGAGTTACTGCTTCTGGTCCTGTAAGTTTTGGTAAAATTTATTCTTCTTTAAATGAAATACTACGACGGGGCGGAATTTATAAGAATGGTGCGATTGTTCTGCACCTTGACTTATCCCACCCTGATGCTAGGGAGTTTATCACTGCTAGTAGATCCGAACTACCTTGGGTTAAACGATGCATCAACATTACCGATGAATGGTGGCAGGATTGTACGTTCAAGGAAGACCTATTATTTGGAATCAAATCAGGTGACATTTGGCTAAACAAAGTAAAATATGACAATGAAGGAAACCGCATCAGAGGTAACGTCTGTCTCGAAGTATACCTGCCATCACGAGGTACCTGTCTATTACAGCATATCAGTCTTGGAGCCTGTGAGTTCGACGACATCCCACGAGCATTTGTTGAAGGTATGTCCGAGTTGTGCAGCCTACATAGTAGGACAGCTGTCGGAGATTCTGGAGAATACCTCCCGCCTGAAATTGATAGACAAGTGGGACTCGGCATGCTTGGGCTCGCAAATCTCCTACGGCGGTACGGAGTAACATACGATCAATTTGGTCGTGCATTAGAACAGTACAACAACAACGAAACTATCCGCTCGGCAGCTTATGAACTTGTCTCTCAAATTGCTTCAGGAATTAACCAAGCAGCCACAATCGCTCGCGAGTATAATATGGTTCGAGCCTTTGCTATCGCTCCAACCGCCAGTTGCAGTTATCGAAGCGTGGATCTGGATGGCTATACTTGCACACCAGAAATCGCTCCACCTATCTCGCAGACAGTCGATCGCGACAGCGGTACTTTCGGAGTACAAACTTACAACTATGGTGACGTAGAAATAGCGTCAGAAGTAGGTTGGGAAAATTATAAAAGAGTTGCAGATGGTATTATGACAATGCTAGATGCCACAGGACTTCTTCATGGATACAGTTTCAACTCTTGGAGTGATTCAGTAACCTACGATAATGAATTCGTGGAAGAGTGGCTACGGTCTCCGCAAACAAGCCTCTATTATTCACTACAAGTGATGAGTGATACACAAGATAAATCTAGTGCATACGCTGCATTAGATGAATCAGAAGTAGATAACTATTTGGAGGACATTTTAAATGAAGAAATTACATGTGATTGTCAAGAATGAACCCTTACGAAAAACTACTAAACAGAAAGAGAAAATGGACACCAGTCCAGACAACTGCCGGATTATGCAAGGCAGGGGCGGAAGAGACGGTACACCGTGCTCTTGCGTTGCGACATATGGAACTACCTGTGGGAGATTTTATCCGTGATGGATTGGCTACCGACGTACCAAAACTATCGCGGGAGTTACTGGAATCAAACGTCACCGATGAGGAAAATCACGACTTGGCACTTGGTTACATTGCCAATGCTTACGGGGTTGACCAAAAAGCTGAATCGGAAGCTATCAGGCTCAGGGAAGCTTGGACTTCGCATCCTGATCATACAATCCTCAAAGCGATGGTTGCCGAACGTGCAATTTTCTTCGTTCTTCTACCATTCTTTCGCTTTAATGGTGACGCTGGAATGCGAACTGTCAGCGCGGACATAAGCAGAGATGAACAAATTCACGTTGCTGCCAATAGTATTGTTTGTCGGGAGCTGGGGCTTACTGTCAGCCCTAGTCTTGATAAACTCCGCAAGGCAACTATCAATTGGGTAATGCAACCCCTAGGTATTAATACTACCGATAAATATTTGGATAAAAAATTTTGGCTGGATTCTAGTGATCGCTTAATGTATGAAGGTAAAGCTCCTGAGCTTTCCGCAACTAAAGCAGCCAGAATGCCAGCGTTTTTTGAGCACTCGAATGTCAACCTCCCCCAATATGCTTGAAACCGTGGGCATGCAAGCCCGTGGTTTAGTACATCAATTAGAAGAAGCCTTCCCACCAGTGAATCCTTCACCAGAAGATTCGCATTCAAAAATCATGTATAGATCAGGCCAACGCAATGTCGTTGAATGGATCATTAAATACATGGAAGAAAACTAAATTATTTTTTATATTATGGATACTTCTCACGGACTAAGTGACAAATTCGGTCACGCAGATTACTACGCAGCTCTTGCCTCTGGTAAAAGTAATGAAGAGATTTTGCGCTACATTCAGTCAAATTCAGGTTCACTTCATAACAATCGTTACGGCCCTGGTGAACTTGTCGAGCAAATTACAGCTGCAGCTGGAGCTGAAAGACAGGCTGCGGACATGGCAAGAGAACGCCAACAACAAATTCAAAGACAAGAACAATTACAACGTGAAGCTGAAGAAAGGCAAGTTGAAAGACTAAGGCAAATGGAGATTAGTGCACGTACTCAAGCTGCTAATACAGCAAGAGCAGGATTGGAAAGCAGCTTTCAAATTAGGTCTAATTCTAAATCACCACAAACTTCAGGAACACAAGGCTTTAAACGTAGGCAACTGCAAGTAAACCCAGCTACTTATAGTTCAATTGCTGCAGGACCCCAGTCAAAATCATCTGGAGTAATTAACGTCTAATGACTGCTAAAACACGTTATGATAGATTGTCTTCGGACCGTTCCCAGTTTCTAAACACTGCTAGACAAGCAGCAGATCTAACTCTACCTTATCTTATTCGAGAGGATGAGACTTATACTAAAGGTTCGTTAAAATTAACAACCCCGTGGCAATCACAAGGCGCCAAAGGTGTGGTGACGCTTGCAAGTAAATTAATGCTTGCATTGCTACCTCCACAAACCAGTTTCTTTAAGCTACAGGTAAATGATATTAACATTCCTGGAGAATTAGGACCACAAGTTAGATCAGAACTTGACTTGTCATTTGCTAAAGTTGAACGCACAATTATGGAGTCTATTGCAGCCTCTACTGATCGTGTGATTGTTCACCAAGCATTGAAGCATCTTGTTGTAGCTGGTAATGCTCTTATCTTTATGGATAAGGATAGTTTAAAACTTTATCCTTTAAATCGATACGTAGTAGATAGAGACGGCAACGGTAATGTTATAGAAATTGTAACAAAGGAAACAATCTCAAAAAAACTATTAAAAAAATCTTACCCAGATTACAAAGAACCCCAACCCAACACACCTTCTGATAATTCATCACGGCATGATGATGAATGTGATATTTACACACATTGTATTAGGGATAATAACCGTTGGGTCTGGCATCAAGAAGTACACGACAAGATTCTACCTAAGTCTTTTGGTAAAGCTCCCCTTGACGCAAACCCCTGGCTTGTGCTACGCTTTAATCATGTTGATGGTGAAGCCTATGGACGTGGTAGGGTCGAAGAATTCATTGGTGATCTAAAGTCACTTGAAGCTCTGTCACAAGCACTCGTTGAAGGGAGTGCAGCAGCTGCTAAAGTAGTGTTTACTGTTTCACCCAGCAGCACAACCAAACCATCGACGCTTGCTAAAGCAGGCAACGGCGCTATAATCCAGGGCCGACCAGACGATATCGGGGTGGTGCAGGTGGGTAAAACAGCTGATTTTCAAACTGCTTATCAAATGGTAGGTAGTCTTTCTCAACGTTTAAGTGAAGCTTTCCTTGTTCTCAATGTTAGACAATCTGAGCGCACTACAGCTGAAGAAGTTCGTATGACTCAGATGGAACTAGAACGTCAACTTGGAGGATTATTCAGCCTACTAACTGTTGAGTTTCTTGTACCTTATCTTAATCGCAAACTAAACGTTGCACAAAAGACAGGGGAAATTCCTCGCCTTCCTAAAGGTGATATTGTTAGACCTACAATTGTTGCAGGTATCAATGCTTTGGGTCGTGGACAAGACAGAGAAAGTCTTGCTCAATTCCTTACTGTTGTTGCACAAACAATGGGACCAGAAGCTATTCAACAGTACATTAATTCCGAAGAAGTCGTCAAACGTTTAGCAGCATCATCAGGTATTGATGTATTGAATCTTGTCAAGAGTATGCAAGAAATACAACAAGAACAACAACAAGCTATGGCTCAACAACAACAGATGATGGCTCAACAACAAGAACCTCAGATGGCTGCTGTTGATCAAAAACGTGAGCAGGCTGAGGCACAGATGATGATGCAACAAGAACAACAACAACCACCAATTCAATGAGCGAAACACTAACACTTAATGATGCACCCGCTGATCAGCCTGAACTTAATGCTGATGAGCAAGAGTCTCTCGCTGTTGCTGAGGCTAACGAAGGGGAACAACAACAGCTATTTGCAGGTAAATTTCAAGACACACAATCTCTTGAACAAGCCTACCTAGAACTTCAAAAAAAACTAGGCGAACCTCGTGAAGAAGAGGTATCTGAAGAGGTAGAGCAGGAAGTCTCTGAAGAGGTAGAAGAAGAGGTTGAATCTTCTGATGATAAACTATCTGAAGCTCAAGCTGATCAACTATTTAAAATGGTTGGCGGTGAACAAGTTTACAAAGACATGATGGACTGGGCTGGTCAATCTCTTATCGCAGAAGAGATAGATATGTATGACTCTGTAATGGCAAAAGGTGATCCGAATAGTATCTTCTTTGCTGTACAAGCGTTGAATAATAAATATACAGATGCTGTTGGTAAAGACGGTCAGATGTTGACTGGACGCGGTTCTGCATCATCTACTGATAGTTCATTCCGTAGTCAATCAGAACTTGTAGCAGCCATGAGTGACTCACGTTATGATAGTGATCCAGCATATCGTTCTGATGTTATGCGTAAACTTGAAAACTCTGACCTGGAATTCTAATGACTGTTACCACCAACGATCGCGGACAACAAAACCTCTTTGCAAAAGAACCCACCATGTACACTGACGAAAACTACACTGTGAATCATAACGACAAAGCAGAAAAACTAAACGGTCGCCTAGCTATGCTAGGTGTGATGGCAGCGCTTGGAGCGTATGCACTAACTGGTCAAATTATCCCTGGAGTATGGTAATGCCACAAGGTAAAGGAACTTACGGATCACAAAAAGGTAGACCACCTAAAAAAGGTGCAAAAAAGTAATGGCTAAGAAAGGTCTTTACGCTAACATCCACGCTAAACGGATGCGTATTAAACAAGGTTCAGGTGAAAAGATGCGTAAGCCTGGTAGTGCTGGTGCACCCACGGCTGCCAACTTTAAACGCTCTGCTAAAACTGCTAAGAAAAAATGATTGAATGCCCACAATGTACTGCACCACAGCAGTACGTGCTAGAACAACTACAGACTTCTGCTGGTGTGACAGACCGTACAGCACTGGCAGTCATTATGGGTAACATCCAACAGGAGTCTAATTTTAAACCTAACGTATGTGAGGGTGGTGCTATCGTTCCTTACGATCGCTGCCTTCGCGGTGGTTATGGTTTGATTCAATGGACATCAAAAGATCGCTACATTGGTTTGGGCACCCATTGTGCTAAACGCAATCAAGACCCTAGTGGTCTTGCCTGTCAAACTGACTACATGATACATGAAATGAGGTTTAGAAAAGATCTTTATGCTTTTCAAACTAATCATCAAACAGTACCTTATTATATAAATGCCGCATACTACTGGTTAGGCTGGGGTATTCATGGTAATCGTACAACACACACTTATTCTTTTTTAAACAAACTACAATGAAAATTTTTGCTATCCTCCCTGCCGCTTTGTTCGCTGCTACCCCTGTACTTGCTGGCCCTTATGTAAACATTGAGAACAATGCTGGATTTACTGGTTCTAACTTTAATGGCCACGCCACAGATTTTCACCTGGGGTATGAAAACAGTGTGAACTTCGGATCATACTACGTACAGGCTGGACCTACAATTTTTGCACCTGATGGTGGTGAAGAAGAAACTAAACTGACTGGTAAAGTCGGTGGCTCTATTCAAGCTAGTGAGCGTGTCTCTGTTTATGGAGAACTGTCTGCTGCTTTTGATTCAGATGAAAATGATTACGGAACAAAACTTGGTGTCAAGTATAATTTCTAATAGCTAAATAGAATAAGGGAGGTGCAATTCCTCCCCTAGCTCTAGACTGCCAGGTCTTTAAATTGGTCTTACTTAATCGCTTCATAAAGTGAAGCATTTAACAAATGCTAATCGCTTCATAAACATGCACTATTATTTAAATGGCTACGTCTACAATTGCGCTACAACAACAAAAGAATATTTGGAACAACTTCTGTGACTGGGTAACCAGTACTAACAACCGACTATACGTTGGTTGGTTCGGAGTCCTTATGGTTCCAACACTAATCGCTGCTACAACCTGCTTCATCGTTGCATTCATTGCAGCTCCACCCGTTGACATCGACGGTATTCGTGAGCCCGTTGCTGGCTCTCTCATGTATGGAAACAACATCATCTCAGGGGCAGTTGTCCCATCTTCAAACGCCATCGGTCTACATTTCTACCCCATCTGGGAAGCTGCAAGTCTTGATGAGTGGCTCTATAACGGTGGACCTTTCCAACTTGTCGTCTTCCACTTCCTTATTGGTATCTACAGTTACATGGGACGAGAGTGGGAACTTAGTTATCGGCTTGGAATGAGGCCTTGGATCTTTGTTGCATACTCCGCACCCGTGGCAGCGGCATCCGCTGTATTCCTTGTTTATCCCTTTGGACAAGGTTCTTTTTCAGACGCTATGCCTCTTGGTATTTCCGGTACTTTTAATTATATGTTGGTGTTCCAAGCCGAGCACAACATCCTCATGCACCCCTTCCACATGTTGGGAGTTGCTGGTGTTTTTGGTGGTAGCTTGTTCTCAGCTATGCATGGATCTTTGGTCACGTCTTCCCTTGTACGTGAGACAACTGAAACTGAAAGTCAGAACTATGGTTACAAGTTCGGACAGGAAGAAGAGACTTATAATATTGTTGCAGCGCATGGCTACTTCGGTCGTCTTATTTTTCAATATGCGTCTTTTAATAATAGCCGTAGCTTGCACTTCTTTCTCGCTGCTTGGCCTGTCGTGGGTATCTGGTTTACTGCTCTTGGGGTTAGTACTATGGCATTCAACCTAAATGGTTTTAACTTCAACCAGTCCATTCAGTCCTCTGATGGACATGTACTCAATACCTGGGCTGACATCTTGAATCGTGCTGGTCTTGGTATGGAAGTAATGCATGAACGTAATGCACATAACTTCCCACTTGATCTTGCGTCAACTAGCTACACACCTGTGGCCTTAGTAGCACCAGCAGTAGGCTAATTGCACACGTCCGTTCATCTATTGATTTATGGAATTTTATCAAATAACAGTCAATGATACCTGGGTTGTCTTAGTACATAAAGCAGTATCAAAATACTTAGAAACTTGGCCTGGTGGTGATCCCTTAGAACAAGAAGCATTAATGACATTAAAGTCAGACCTAGATAGAATGCTATTAGAAGTATCATTTAATAAATCAATGGACGCATGACACATGAGTATGGAACGGGACTCATGGACTTCCTAGGAGGTTACTGTGCAAGGCAAGACTTATTGCTATCGCGGTGTGACATACACCAAGTGAGATAGATCTTACAGAGGGGTGCAATTCCCCTCATCACTATTGGCATTGGCCCTTACGAGGATACCCTTTGCCGTCTAGACGGTGGGATAGACCACAATAAAATTAAATAACTCAAAGATCTTTGAGAGTCGTATAACTATTAACTCTCTTTTAAAATGGCTTTTCAATCTTCGGTTAACCCCTCTCAGCTTACACAGCTGGGTCAGGCTAACCTAGCTGGAGACAAGCGTGCACTGTACCTCAAGTTGTTCAGTGGCGAAATGTTCAAAGGCTTCCAGAATAATACAATCGCTCGTGACTTGATCATGAAGCGTACACTTAAGAACGGCAAATCATTGCAGTTCATCTTCACTGGTCGTACCAAGTCGGAGTTTCATACTCCTGGTAACAGCATCCTTGGTGATTCCAATGGTGCACCTCCTGTGGCTGAGAAGACGATCACGGTTGATGACCTGTTGATCAGCTCTGCTTTCGTCTACGAATTAGACGAAGTACTGTCTCATTACGATTTGAGGTCGGAGATAAGTCGTAAAATCGGCTACGCCTTGGCAGAAAAGTATGACCGTCTTGCATTCCGTGCTATTGCACGTGGTGCACGTAAGGCTTCTCCTATCAGTGCAACTGGTTATGTTGAGCCCGGTGGTACTCAGATTCGTGTTGGCGCAACTGCCAACGATTCTGATGCTTACGTTGCTGCTAACCTGGTATCTTCATTTTATGATGCAGCTGCTGCTCTTGATGAGAAAGGTGTTACTTCCGATGGCCGTGTTGCCGTCCTTAACCCTCGTCAGTACTACGAATTGATCCAAGCTGTTGGTTCCAACGGTCTGGTTAATCGTGACTCTCAGGGTACTGCTCTGCAGTCTGGTAACGGCATCATTGAGATTGCTGGTATCAAGATCTACAAGTCAATGAACATTCCGTTCCTTGGCAAGTATGGTACTGCTTACGGCGGTACAACTGGTGTAACCGCACCTGGTAACACTGGTGACTTCGTTGCTGAAGCTCTTGAGGATGCTTCTGATGCTCAAACTGGTATCAATAATGATTATGGTACTGGAGCTGAATTCGGCTCTAAGTCCTGTGGTCTTATCTTCCAGAAAGAAGCAGCCGGTATGGTTGAAGCAATTGGTCCTCAGGTTCAAGTAACCAGTGGAGATGTATCCGTGGTTTACCAGGGTGACGTAATGCTCGGGCGTTTGGCGTGTGGTTGTGATTACCTCAACCCTGCTGCTAGTGTTGAATTGTATGTTGGTGCTACTGCACCTTCTGATTTCTGATATTTTTATATCCAATGGGAGCCTCTTCGGGGGCTCCTTTTTTTTAATTCTTTATTGAGAATAATACTCATTATCAAATTATGGCCTTCCCTACTACTGGCTCCAATACTGAGCTACAAGCTGTTAATCAGATCCTGGCGTCAGTTGGTCAGGCTCCTGTCACTACATTGACAACTGATGAGACTTTTGTACTAAACGAAGTTTCAAGCTTTACTGGTTCTATTTCCGGCACCACTCTAACTACTACAGTAGCTAATATCCCAGTTGGCACCTATATTGGTGGACCTGGTGTAACTGTTGGTACATCTATTGCCGTTGCAGGCGTGGAAGTATCCCCAGCTACAGACCCTGTTACATATACTTATACTGTCAATATATCTCAAACTGTTTCCAGTCAGATTTTTACACAGTCTATTGCTACAAGTAGAATTGAATCACAAACCAACCCGGACGTTGCGATTGCACTCAACACTCTAAGAGAAGTGTCGCGCGAAGTACAATCAGAAGGCTGGTCTTTTAATAAAGAATACGACTATCCTATTTCACCTGACTCATCCAACGAAGTAATTATTGCTAATAATATACTCCATATGGATTTGAATAGAACTTATACACAAAACATGGATAGAGATAGCATTAATCGTGAAGGCAAACTTTATGATAAAACTGCTCATTCATTTACCTGGACTGACGATACCTTATACGTAGATGTTATTTGGTATTTTGATTGGCCTAGTATTCCTACTGTCATTCAATCTTTTATTATTGCAAGAGCAGCTGCAATTGTGTCTAGTAGAATTATTGGTGATGCTAATCAATATCAAATGCTAACACAAAAAGAAGCCTTTGCTAAGTCTACAGCTTTAGAATATGAATGTAATCAAGGTGATTACTCATTCTTTGGTTCGCCTAAAGGTGGTAATTTCTATCAAAGCTATCAACCGTTCCATACTTTACAACGCTAATGCCAGCAGTAACTCAGTTAATACCAAACTTTCTTGGTGGTGTCTCTCGACAAAATGATGACAAAAAATTATTAGGACAAGTAACTGAATGCATTAACGGTTACCCTGATCCTACCTATGGTTTATTAAAAAGACCAGGAATGAAACACACTAATGTATTAAAAAAAGCAAATGGTACTGCATTTACTAAGTCTGAATTAGATGGTGCTTCATGGTTCTTCATTGAACGTGATGCAGCCGGTTCTTATATAGGTGCTGTTAAAGGTGCCAATATTTATGTATGGACAGCTGCTGCTGGTACTTGGTGTACTGTCACAAACAATGCTAGTTCGTATCTAACTGGTACGACTAAGAATGATTATCATTTCCGTAGCATTCAAGATACTACAATCATTACCAACAAAACTGTTACTGCTGCTATGCAGGCTAACGGTACTTATATTCCTAAGACTATTGCAACTCTTAAACTGAATACACTTGTAGATACTTATGTATATACTGTTACTATTCAGCATGTAGAGGCTGAAGTAACAAGTCAAAATAATACAACATTCGATGATATGTTGTTGTATGATGCAGGTGATGTAAATACAAACCATCATCTTGTTGATAAAATCAAAGAAGTTATTGAAGCACAACATACAGCAGGTAATGCAGATTTTGCTGGTAGATGGTATTTAGAAGGTTATCCTGATAGTCTTGTTATTAAACGTAGCACAGGTTCTAATGCAGTTGTAACTGATTATAGTGCCGTTATTGGTACTCCAGTTGCCTTTGATATTGAAGCTAAAGGTGGTCTAAATAACGTTGCTATAGAAGCATTTGAAGATGAAGTATCTGATGCTAGTAAACTACCTTTAGAATCTTTTGGTGGTCATCAAGTAACAGTAAGTAATACAACTAATGCTGAAGATGATTATCATTTACAATTTGTAGCATACGATACTACATTAAATAGAGGTAGAGGGTATTGGGAAGAAACTGTCTCTCGTGATGTATCTCCTGGATTGGATGCATCTACTATGCCGCATCAATTAGAAAATACAGGTGCTTTAACATTTGCATTTAATCCTATTACATGGTCAGCACGTAAAGCAGGTAATGATGTCACCAGTCCATTACCATCTTTTATTGGTAAAAAAATTACAACTACATTTTTCTATTCTAATAGATTTGGATTGTTATCACAAGACAACGTATTCTTTGGGGTAGCAAATGATAGCTATAATTTTTTTGTTAAGTCAGCTTTAACTCAGATTGATTCCGATCCTATCGATTTAAATGTAGCTAGTATTAGACCTGTTACTTTGTCTGATGTACTACCATCTCCGCAAGGTTTGATGTTGTTTAGTGAACGACAACAGTTTCAAGTATTGGCTACAGATTCCAGTACACTTACCCCCACTACAACCATAATTAGAGCACTATCTAATTATGAAATGGCAACTGACATATCACCTGTTGATGTTGGTGTTACTACAGCTTTTATAAATAGAGTTCCTGGTTATAGTAAATTATTTAACTTACAACTACGTGATGTAGAACAAAATCCAATTGTTGTTGATATCAGTAAAGTTGTACTTGAATGGCTTCCAGATACTATTGATGATTTAAGTGTTAGTCCGCAAAACTCAGCTATATTATTAATCGATACCAATACATCTTACCTATACCTTTATAGGTTTTATAATAATGGAGAGAAAGATTTATTTCAAGCATGGACTAAATGGCAACTACCAGGAATTATTCACTCTGCAAAAATTATTAATGATTCTGTAGTCATCATTTCTCAGCATGAGGAAGAATACACAATCGGTAAAATTATCCTAGATGAGATCCCTACAGGAAGCTCTGAGGTAGGTCATACAGACATTGCTGGTAATACATGCCTAGACATGGCTACAAGGCCTGTCAAGCCTGCCACAGGTGTCGATGCGGTGGTGTATGATACAACCAATGGGGTTACTAAAATCTATACACCCTATACACCAATATCACAAAAGGAAGCTGTTATGCTTCTTAGTGTACCAACAGCAGATGTAGGGACAAGTGCAGCAGTTGATGCTGATGCTGGTTTTTATTTAACGGCTACTGAACGTACTGAAATTGGTACAGGTTACCATTACTTTGAAGTTAAAGGTGACTATACAAGTTATGCAGATGGAATTGTCATAGGGTATAATTATAATTTTGAAGCAATCTTGCCTAAATTTTATTATAAAAAAAGAGATTCTATTACATCTGATTATACAGCTACATTAACTATATCAAGAGTTATATTTTCTATTGGTAGGACAGGTCCAATTTTATTTAAAGTAAAAGCAGGTGGTTCTGATGAATGGAAAAATGTAGAGTATGTAACTGATGCTAA